GTAAGCACCGTGTGGTCATGCACCTAGCAAACGGAGGATTGCATCGCGCCTTAAAAGTTCCTGAAAATGAAAACATTCCAGAGGACAAGTTAGAGGCGGCCACTCACAGTACCAATCCGCATCTAAAATCGATGGCGGTTCTTGCCAAGAACATGAAGGGCTGGCATCACGGCGGATAATCTACATGAGAAAAGCACCTAACTTTGTTGATTTGACCGGACAACGATTCGGCAAAAATTTGGTGATTAGAAAATGTGAACCTCGCATCTACAATGGCAAGCACGGAAACTCACGTTGGTTAGTAAGATGTGATTGTGGAAACGAACGGATCATTACGGACACGAATCTTAAGCGCGGTCGTTCGTGTGGGTGTGGTAAAGAGCCGTCGCGTTTTAACGGTGAAACCAAACGCGCCGCTTCTCTAAGATTCCGCTATAGGATGTCAGTTGAACAGTTTGACACTATCTTCGCAACACAAAAAGGTAAGTGTAAACTTTGTAGGGAGGCTTTAACACAAACTCTCTGCATAGACCACGACCACTCTTGCTGTCCGGGTAAGAGGAGTTGTGGTAAATGTATTCGCGGTCTTTTGTGTCCTTCGTGCAACAAGGGGCTAGGATTGTTTCACGACAGTGTTGAACTACTTAAATTGGCCGTTGTTTATCTCAGCGAATCAAACAGGGTTTTATTCGAGCCAATAGTCACACAGAGTCGCAGGAGAAGGCATAAACATGAACTTGACCGAACTGAGGGGGGTAGCGGCTGAGTGTCGTTTGAGTCCTAACTATAGGCTCAGAAGTGCCACTGACGCGGAGTTTCTTGGGCTTGCCTATAGAAGTTACCAGCGTCTACCGCAAGAGCAGAAAGACCGCGTTCTTGAGGGTTGGGGCAAACTCATTACGGGTATCGGAGAAACAGTTACCCTAGGGTGTGTTGATGAAATGGTTGGTTTGCGGTTTCTAGCGCAGACTAACCTGTATTTTCTCTGCAAACTGTTAGTTATGTACTCTCAAGTGGAAGTTGAAACCCACGAGTACATCTGCAATAACTTTTTTGTACAGAAAGACCCCACGTTTCCGACGTTCAGGGCGTTCGCGGACGACTATGCTGACTTAAAGAACAGGTTATTGCTGGTTCCACGCGGCGGCTTCAAGAGTTCTATTGACATTGCGGATTGCGTGCAATGGATTATCTGTTTCCCGGAAGTGACAATCGCGGTTATGACCGGCGTGTACAAATTGGCGGGCGATTTCATTACAGAAATTCGTTCCCACTTCACACTGGACGCAACCGGTCAGGTTGACGAGACAACCAAGAAACCCACCTACAAGCCGAGAGACTTGTTGGACAGGGTGACCGGTGATCGGGCACCGAGTCTTTTCCAGATTTTGTTTCCTGAACACTGCACGCCGCCGGGCGAAGGTCTACAGACAGAGTTTCAGACTCCGGCACTGAGTGGTATTAGGGAACCGTCAGTACGTGCCGCGTCAATCGAGCAGGCTTTGTCAGGTTCGCACTATTGTGTGATGAAGCTAGACGACGTGGTGACGAACGAAAACAGTTTGACGAGCGACCGTCTTGGCAAGGTAAACAAGCAAATCGGCATCAACAAGGCCCTTTTGCATCCTTATGGGTTCTTGGACGTAATCGGCACGTGGTATGACGAGCATGATTACTACGGAAAGATTATAGCCAAAGAGCTAGAGCTAGCCGAGAAGAGGGGCTTGCAGGGCAACATACACGGATCAATTGATAGCGGGCGGTTCGACAGCAACATTTTGGTGAAGGTTCACCTTCGTGCCGCGTTGTGGCTTACCGATGAAGCGAAAAGGTTAGGGAAAATCGAAGAAGAGACAACCGAAGCCGATTGGACTCTTTGGTTTCCTCAGCTACTTCCGTATTCTTTCTTGATGGACGTTAAGGAACGAGACCCGGAAGTTTTCGCCATCAAGTATTTGAACGATCCGCGTCAAGTACACAAAATCAAGTTCCCGCGTGAACTTCTTATGCGCCGTACAATTCCGCACACATTACTTCCCAATCAGGGAGTGATTGTGACGGTGGTTGACGCCGCGTACTCCACAAAATCATGGGCAGACTACACTGTGATCCTTACGTCCCTGATTTATGGCGGCAGGTTCTACGTCGTGAACGTGGTCAGAGGTCGGTACAACGAATATGAACTACCGGCTATAATCGCGGCAGTCGGCCAGAAGTGGAAGCCAAGGAGAATTTGCATCGAAAATTCCGTGGGCGTCAAGTGGATGAACCCGGAATTGCGACGAGAGATGCAAAAGTTACAGATTTCGATTCCGATTGAATATGTCTCTCTTGGCTTAGGAACAAAGGCGAAGTCAAAGCAGTTAAAAGCAAAACCAGTTCTCCGTCTTTTGGGTGACGAGCGCCTGTACTTTTCCAAAGCCTGTGAGGGGCTGGAAGAGTTGTACACAGAAATGGAGCAGTTTACCGGGACTAGCGACGATGCGCATGATGATATTGTCGATGCGTTGTCATTGTTAGTCAGCCAGTTTGCTTCGTATGCAGATATGGGTAGTCGGTTAGAAACAGTCAATGTTGACTACGCCACCCATCGCAGAGAGTCAGAGTTGTCCGATATAGTCTACTGCTCTGGAAGGTATGCGCACCTAAGCGCGACAAACCCACTTGCACAGGACGACAACCCACGTACGGTTTTTCAGATGGAACAGGCACACGTTGAGAACGACTCAGGGATGGTTGATCCATTTTCCGATTTGATGGGGTAAGGAACTAAATGGCAGACATACTAAAAGATGGTGATGGAAGCCGGGCGTTAACAGCCGAAGATTACGGAACAGGGGCAACCTTAAAAACATTCGATGCTGACCTGTCCCTTGTCAACGGTGCTGCGCGTAGGTCCGAGTCATTCATTACCAACAAGCAGTGGAATCTGCTGTGGCGCGATGCTGACTTGCTTTACCAATCTCCTCGCCCGCTGACAGTGTACGAGAATACGTACATCCTTGAGCCTAACGTTCAAAGATTTACAGTGGCCAAGGTTACGAACGCGGTTGTACCGCAGTTGTACAAGGGCCTGTTTTATACCGATCCTCCGTTCTTACCGCGCCCGCGTCCGGGAACTTCGCAGAAAGTTGTGGACGCCAAGCGGGAACTTGCATCCGTCTTTCTTGATGAGTGCGATTTTAAGGCCGAGGTTCGCGCCGGTCTCGAACAGATGGCGCTTTTTGGAACAGGCATCTGGAAGTGGGGCATTGAGTACAAAGAAATTCAGACCATTACCAGAGAGCCGGACCAAGTTGTAGCCACCACAGGTGAGAGTGGCGATCCAAACATTAAGTCCGAGAGCGTGACGATTCCAAAAGACACGCCGCCGAAAATTACCAGAAAGGTCCGCATGGCTCCAAGGCCGTTCTTTGAGAACCGCCGTTTGGATAAAGTTTTAGTAGACCCTAAAACCAACACCGGAGACATTCGGCGTGCGAAGTACGTCATTGACGTGCGGTATGTCGATTTTTATGACATAGACAAGATTCGCAAAGCTATTGCCTCTATGCCCGAAGATAGCGAGGAACGCAAGAATTGGCGATTCCCGCTAGACGAAAAAGAACTGATGAAGTGGTGGATGCCGCCGAATCAGAACTCTACGGCGCAACCATTAGCCGTCGAGTTGGCTAGCGAAGCAAAAGGCTTTGTCCATCACGCACAGGACCAGAACATTATCGCAACTCCCGACCTTTTGTCAACCAAGAAAGAGTTGCTTGAGTATTGGGACAATCGGCGCAAGATCGTCGTTATAAACCGTGAGCACGTTATGTTCTCCGGCCCAAACGAGTTCAACCAGATTCCGTTTTTATCGGCTAACTGGTGGAACAGATCGAACGCGTTCTATGGAATGGGTCTTGGACTTATCGTCGGACAGAATCAACGTGTGGATCAAGGTACGATTAACGCGATTCTCAAGATTCTGTCTTTTGGGGTCAACCCTGTGTACCTTCGCAGGAGAGATTCAAATGCTACTACGCAGATGATGCGTACGAGTATTGGCAAGATTTATACTGTAGATGCGCCGCCTGACGGTGATCTTAGTAAGGTCTTTAGCCTGTTGGAAACCCCAAAGGTTCCTAACGAAGTTTGGCAAGCACTTTCAGAGTCAGAAAAAGCCACAGAGAGTTCATCGGGGGCCGATCAAACTCTCGTACAAGGATCGTCAGCCGGTCCACGTTCGTCAATTACACGCACGGCTGGCGGCGCAGGTATCATGGCGAATGCCAGTGCGACCCGCTTGGACGGACCACTTGACAACCTAATAGATCAAGTGTTTCGACCATTCTTGTACATCATGGACTACCTGATTAAGTGCTATGTATCAGATGCCGAGATTATGAGGATTCTTGGCGAGGAAATGGGCAAGGATTACCAGCTTGACCTGAAAGAATACCACGGTGGTAAGGTTGAGTATGAGATTCTTGCCGGTGCAAGTCTCGCCGCAAAGCGTACGATGGCGCAATCTATGGCGCTCATTACGCAAATCTTTGAGAATCCCGGAATGCAGGAAAATCTGGCAGACATCAATGGCGAGTATATCGACTTCAAGCCGATTCTCAATATGTGGATGGAAGCTAGCGAGTGGAAAAACAAGCAGGACATTATCAAGCCAATGACACCGGCTATGATGCAGCGCAGACAGCAAAAGTCGCAAGCTGCACAGGCTCAGTCGAAGGCCGCGATAAATGCGCAGAACAACCAACAGAAGTTCTTGCAAAAGTCCGCACTCGAACAGCAATCGGCTGACAATCGTATCAAGCGTGATGTTGTTGTGGCCTCGTTTAGAGATAACGCTGTAAGTGAGGCTACCGAGGGCGTCCCATCTACGGGCGGTCTTGAGGGCACGTTACCAACGGTTGAGTAACCATTTGACCGGGGAGGGTTAAGTGCAAGACGAAAGAGCATATTTTCCAGAAATCGATTTGACACCAGACGAGCGGGCGCAGCTTATGCACACAATAAGCACGCCCGGACAGTCCGTGTTCAATAAGGTTTTCAAATCAGTAGTTGACGGTTACACCACGCACTTGCTGAATTCGCCAGAGGGACAACCAGAGATTGTACACGAACGTCTCATCATGGCCAAGGTAGCGGCGCAGCTTTTCACGTCACTGGTTAAACACATAAATGCAGAGGTTGTGCAGTACAAGCTGCTTATGGATCAAACTGCAATACAACCACCACGCGATGACACTGCGGGGTTGCTGGACATTGGTGCAGCGCCGAGCACGTTTGATGACGTGGAACGAGACGACATACTTGAGCAGTCCATAGAGGAGGGATTGTAATGGCGGAAAATGAGACCACAGAAGTAAACACTCAGCAAGAGACTCAGGCAACTGAACAAGTCGCTGTAAATACCACTCCTGTTGATTTGCCGGAATTGCGCTACACCTATCAGCCTACCGATGAAGAGGGTAGACCGATGGGCGGAAAGCAAGTTATCAAGTACAAAACGCCAGAAGAGTTGGCCGGTAAACTTGCCGATCAAAACACACAGTTGATTCGTAAGCTGCGGTCTGAGACGCGGAAGAATCGCCTTGGTATCATTGAGGGCGATGAGATTCCAACCGAGTCACCAAAGTTTGTTGAGCCTATTTCGTTCAAGCCCCTCGAGTTGACCGCTGACCAGAAGATTCAGATTTCTCGTGATCTTTTGGACCCGGAAAAAGCTGGTGAAGCTACGGACGCGCTTGTTGCCGCACGGTTTGGTGCGTCACCAGAAAAAGTTATCAAGACGCTGGCAGACGTGCAGAATACAAACATTCGCATTCTGGCCAAAATTGAGTCGGATGCGTTTGTGGCGGCCAATCCTGATTACGTGAAGTGCCAGAGTAACTTTGAGGCTATCACGAGTTGGATGGTTCGATACGATTTGGCCCCTGTGAGGGAAAACTTCCAGTTGGCCTATGACAAGTTGAAAGAAGCTGGAAACGTTTTGGTTCTAAGCTATGCTGATGTTCCCGAAGAGGAACGCGTGCAACCACCGGTTACCCCGGTTGTAGCGGTACAGTCAGAACCAGTTGTTATTCCTCCGGTAGTTGTTCCTCCTGTGGTTGAGGAAGTTCCGGTAGTGGCGGCAATTGCCAGCGGTTTCACTCGTAACAATTCTGATGGAACTGCCCCGGTAAAATCGGCCAGTGATGAGTTGGTTTACGAAGTCAAAGTTAAGGATGACATCCGAAAGTATACAGGTTTGGCGGCTATTAACGCAATGCCAGCCGACGTGTACAGACGGTGGATTCTCAGTGATCCAAAGCACGCTGCTTTAGAGCAGCAACTTATAGCCGAAGCGGCATCACGCCGGGCGGCTAAAGCACAGGGTCAGTAATATAACGTTTTGACTGCACAATAACATTTTATTAGTTATAGTGCAAAAGTTTGTTGAATGATTCGGCAGTCGGATTACTGCACGGCATTCCCTATTTATGTGACAGGCACCAATCGGTCAAATCCCTGATCGGACAGTTACGCTAGTAGTCGGATTACTACTCAGTACGAACTGCACACATAGAGGGCGGTAACACTACCTATCTTATGGGAGTAGGAGAAGGTTAAGGTGTACTTGTGTGTAAGGAAAAAAAAACACATGGCTTATACTCCTGCTGGAAACGGCCAAGCACAACTTCCGCAGTCTACTGTGAAGTTCTACGATTCAATTTAAATTTCTTGTCGTAGTGCAGTAGCTAGTCATCGGAATAATGAAGAAATTCCGTGAGAACCTAAGCTGACTTTTGGGTTCTGACTAAAAATCTTGCTATATCCGTCAAAGGCTCAATGAGCGGAGACGGAGGAAAGGCTACCAATGCAGCCCAAGAATAATGGCTATACGGCTGGTATTCTGGACGGCGAAGGTTGCATCTCCATTTATATTTCTAAGAGATGGGACAAAAGACAAAATAAACACGTCTTTAGGCCAGTTTTAGAAATTTCGATTTATCAGGCCGACAAGGTTCTGATAGATTGGCTGTTGTTTCATTACGGCGGAAAGTCGTATGAGCACACAATGAAGAATTCAACTAGACCCGGTTACCAATGGACTGCTCCTCGGGGCAAGGCCCGCGAAGATTTCTTACTAGAGATTTTACCATATATGCTCTTGAAAAGGAATCAAGCATCACTCGCTTTGGAATACTTAAGGCTCCCGCATACGTGGGACATGAATAGAAAGCGATTTGACCTTGCTTACAGGTGTTCAACATTTAATCGAAAGCTGTTTGCGTACAGTAAAATACGTGAAAAGTATTTTGAAGCCATGAAGAGCATAAGGGCATCCCCAGAGACTAATACGCAAGACATGGGCAATTCCGCCCTAAAGATAGAGTCCGATCTGTGTGGTGACATACAGAGTGCGACCCCAGTGATGGGGACAGCCTAAACAAAAATGCAAAG